TTTGAAGTTATTTTTTTGTAGTTAAGTTTTTGGGAGGGGGTTCCCCCTCCCAAGCCCTCCTCCGGTTTTTTTAGGATATTGTTGTGATTGGTTTTTCAATTGAGCTGTTCCGGTCTGCAAGGCATTTGTTCCTTGAAGTGACTGGTTAAGTATTGGGGTTTTTGTTGTTGACTTCGTCTTTTTTTGTGTTAGCTTTTTCAGATAACCGTTGATGCTCTTTTTGTTTTTGTCTTTCCTGCAGGAAGTCTTCGTATTCCTTTTCTTTTGCTAGCCTGGCATTTTCTGCTTCTGTGTATAGTCTTTCCCTGGCTGCTGATATTTTGTGTTTCATGAATTCTCTCATGTCTGCTATTTCCGAGATATCCATTGTTTTGAAGTCTGGCAGGTATCCTTCGCCGTTATATATTGGCGTTTGGTGGTTGCTGTGCATTGGTAGACCCTGGGCATAGCGTACTAGTATTTCCTTAATTTTTAATGATTGGTCTGGTATTGTCATTGATGGTAGGTTGTTGATCTCTTTGTGCGTTGGGAAGTGACGTGCATTGAGACTGTTCTTTACGATCAGTGGATCGAGTTTTACGATTGGTTGTACCTGGTCTCTGACTATTTTGTCCTGGATTGTTTTGTCCTGGGATGATGAAGAGGTTTTCTGTGTCATAGTTTGCATTTTTTTTGATTTTGATTGAATTTTTTAAAGCGTTGAATATCCGATTCGATTTGATCACGAATATAATCGCCTTTGTACGAAATTTTCTGTTGTTCGGTGCGAGCTTCCATATCAGCATGAGAAGACGCACCAATTGATTTTCGCTCATATTTGTTGTAGAGTTTTTCCTTGTAGTATCTGGGCATTGAGATTTTTTTATTACCGTCAACGTTTAAGTACATACGATGATATTTGTCGTTCATGTGCCAGCGTACCATTTTGGGTGTTAGATAATTACTTCCAAGTCCTTTCGACATAATTTGGAATTCCATATTTCTTTTGTCCGATTGGGTAGACGGGATCAAGCGAGGCTTGTCCATATATTTCAAAGTGTATACGATTGAAGCGGGCGTTACTGATCCGAAGAAGACGTTTCCCATGGGTTGATCCTTGACTCTCCAGGCATCTATGATTTGTCCTGGGTTTATAACGTTGAATACTATCGCATGGTAGTGCGGCCTTTCTGTTTGTCCCCCATATTCTGCGCATAAGAAGTATTTTATATGAATTTCTGGTTGTGTCTTTCTAAGACGTTTAAAGAAGTCTTGTGTATGTTTTTTGTATACCGTCATTTGTCCTGTTGTCCTGGTTATTGGTAAGAACTCATTATCGTAGGTCATTGTTATGAAGTGCGCCGATATACAGCGTTTTTCCTCCTGTTCTAACCTGAATGCCCAACCGTTGATTCTGTTTCTCCGACAGTCTGGGCATTTCCCGCATGGAACGGTAATCCAGAAGGGTAGTTTTCCGTTATGGTCTATTACTCCTGCTGCTGTTAAGTTCCTAACGCCAAGGGGTGTACGACATGGCATAATTAGAAAGTTGGTGTTCCGTATTTTGGTAGCTTTCTGAAAGCGGATATATTGTTTAGCACCTGGCAATATAAATAGTCTCCGCCTCCTGGTACTGCCAGGAAGTCGAGTCGTGGGTCGCATTCGATGAATGTTTGATTAAGATCAGGATCCGTTCCGAATATCCTGGATATTGTCCAGTAGTTTAGATTTCCCTGCATGTCTCCTGTGACCATTGATGGTATGTATTTGTATTCCGAGAACCTGGGTATATAGCCGAATACGTCATTTGGTTGTGAGTGATCGACATATAGTTCTTTGTTGATGATTTCCTGTTCTCCGAGATTGGCGAATGAAGGCCATCCAAACTCCGGTGATTCTGTTTTGAGGAAGTGCTTAGGCGTACCCTGTTGGTATACGGTAGTTGGCATGACGCTCATAATACCGATGATGTAACCGTGCTCTTTACAGTGATAGTAACCCTGTTTTCCAGATGTGGTAGAGAAGCCATGTCCGGCCATATTTCCTTGAGGTAGACCACCTGTTTCTCCGGTTGAGTTAAGTACCTCAGATATAACCACTGGGCTTTTAGAACCGGTGATATACTCCGGACGTTGTAAGGTATCGTCTCCGATGTATTCGTTCCAGTGTGCTTTGACCAGTTCATTGTAACGTGTACCGCTACGTGCATTTTTCTCAAGCCATTCCTGTAGCTTAATTGCGGTACGAAGGTCATTAATTGTTGTCGCTGTGGCTGTAGCGTTAGACATGTCTGCATATAAGTCGTTTAACGATATTGGAACATTTGGCGATCCCTGTTGAACCGAGTAGCTGCCTGCTGTCGTTGATGGTAAGCCAGTAGCCGCAGTCGATACGATGTCGCCACCTGGGAATAGTCCTGACTGAACTTTGACCGGTACGTCATCGAGCTGCCCGATCGGTATAGCGACCGCAGCCCCTTTCTGTGCAAAGGGTAGGGCAGAGGTAAAATAATCATGTTCCCATGCTCTTTTACGAATTTGGATGAGTTCGAGGTTTGATGAGTTGTCTCCATTTGCAAGTTTGTAGTTGAATTCCGGAATTAAGTTTTGATCCCTGTAGTACTCATGATAGATAGCCTGGTAAGCTGCGAATGCCAGGGCTGAAACTACCTGGCCGCTGCCCAGGCCTGTAGTTGGGTTGATCCCGAGATAGTTTCCCAGGTTACCTACTGAAGGGTTACCCTGGGTGAAGGTGATGGTTGGGAATGCTGGAGCGATACTTGTGTTAGTCGGTGGTGAGATGAAGTCCTCCCAGCCTGGCCATACGATCCGATTAGGTACGAAGTAGTAGTGCATGAACACATTCATGCGGTGCATTACTGGTGATACCATTGGGGCGAATCTGATTAACGATTCCGTGTTTATACTGTACTTGTCGCCTGGTAGCGTTTCCAGTATACATATTGGGGTTAATCTTCCCATGATCGTAGATGTTTTTACATCATGGATCAGGTCGAACCGGTTGCCAGGTACTGATTTTACCTGGACAGAGTTGAACATGTTTTTTGCCATTTTTTAATGGTTTTTATTGTGATTGAATTAGAGAAATAGTAAAGCCCAGGGTAAACCCTGGGCTACTGTTTAGAGACGGACTCCGCCACGTTGAACCGTGTAATACTTGAGTTTTTTCTTACCGCGACCGCGGGAGCCACGTCTTCTTGACTGTCTCATGTGTGATATTTTAAGATGTAATAATACTGATTTTATCGAATTGCCGGCATATGGAAGGTTCCGCTACTGTCGTACCCTCCTTCCTTTGGCCTTGATGGATTGAATTTTTCTCCTGGCGTATTTGCTTTTCCTGGCTTGTTGTCTGGCATATATTTTTTCATCAAGTAATCCAGGAAGGATGCAAGCATCCTTGCATAGAGCGGGTCATCCGGATTGACATTTTTATCTGCTAACCTGGCTTTATATTCCTTTACCCTGTTGTCTGATTTCATACCAACGATTGCAGCGTCTATCTGTTCACGTTGTTTTGATGATGTAGCTCTGTCTGACCGTGATTTTAAGATTGCCTCTGTTGCTAACTCGAAGTCTTTTACCTGGTTAAGAATTGCTCTTTCGTTTGCCTGTAGTTCTAATCCCATAGTTTGCGATTTTGCAGCAATGTCCTGAACTGTTTTTTGCACTCCGAGTTGTGCTGCTTCGAGGTTGTATTGTTGCAAGAGGTTTTTGAGATTGGTGTCTGTTGTCGTTGCTTCCGTGTTTGCATTGACGTTAAGTTTTTGTGCATCGATTAAGGCCTTTTGTGATTCCATATTATCGGCCTGTTTTTTTAGATTGTCGAGTTGCTGCTGCGACATTTTTGTGTTCAAGTAAGCCGAGGATATTGAGCCTGCATCGAAGTTTACAGCTTCCGGGTTCCAGGACTGGGCTTGACTTGATCTGACTGGGTCTGCTGTGTTTCCTTTTGCTCCGAATGCTTCGTGCGGGTTGATTCCAGCCTCTTTCATGCGGCGCATTTGCTCCGCCGGGCTGTTGTATGCATTTACCCTGTTCCAGTCTTCCAGACTGTCCGCACGTTGTCTGAAGTACATTTCTTCAGCGAATTGCCGAGAGCGTAGATTTGATCTGCCCTGGGCGTATGCGTTTGCTGCTTGTGATGTGGCCGCTATTCCAGCGGCGACTACTGGTTCCCATCCCATTTTTTTGAAGTTTAGATTTGATGTGCCATATTGGCGTAAGTTGTTGAGTATTAATTGAGTGTCAATTAGCACTAATATATCAAGATAGTATTAGTGCTTTTTTGTCAGGTTTTACCTGGTTGGTGGAAAATCGTATTCTACGAATATTTCGATTTGTTGCCACTTTTCCGGCCATTCAGGCCGGTCATTGTATTTGGTAAGGGTTTCACCTTCCGAAATTGTTTTAGGCGCTAGAACCGCCTTATTTCTGTGTTTATTTGCTTTTGGAGGCTTTCCTCTGTCCTGTAGGACATGGTAGCCCTCGCCGCCTGGTTGTGAATGGGCGTCGTCGCTCGTGGTCACCTGGTCAGTACCTTCCCTGGTTCCGCCTCGCTTCTTTAGCCCATGACCAGGCGGCGGGGCTGCCTCCTTCTGTTTTTGTTTTTTTTGTTTCATAACTTTTTTTGTTTTTGAAGTTATTTTTTTGTAGTTAAGTTTTTGGGAGGGGGTTCCCCCTCCCAAGCCCTCCTCCGGTTTTTTTAGGATATTGTTGTGATTGGTTTTTCAATTGAGCTGTTCCGGTCTGCAAGGCATTT